TTGTAAATCTGCATGGGAAGCCTCTCGTGAAAATCTTCGTAGTTGGGATATCTAATGACAACAAACGCTTATCTCTTTATGTGGAACTGCCACGGTATTGAATCTATCGTGCCTATCACACAGTACGAAGACCAACACAAGCTTGATATCTGGAATATCCTGCAGGAAAAGTCTACGGGTAAGAATCCGATTGATGATATCCTTGGTGCAATGACCATGCGGGCACGATTCAATGCAGAGCGTAGTTATGAAATCTACGCTATGGACTGTGACGAGGGCATCACCGAAGAAGACCTGTTTGACTTTTGGGATACCGCTCCGCAGGCTGCTGCCGACCTCACTCGTGAGAAGGGTGTTCGCTTATTCAGCAACCGAAATAAAAACCGACCAATTCAGATTAGGTAAGTTTTCGGTTGACAAACACCTGCGGGTGTTGTATAGTGTATAAGTAATCTGAAATTCAGGAGATATTATATGGCTCGTCGCCCCTCACTTATCAAAGCTAAAGCTTCTAAGAAGACTACTCGTGCCCCTCGTCGCGGCGTCAATCGCTTTAGCTTGATGCCTACTGACAATTGGGATAAGGCTAAGTTCTTCGCTCACTACGACCTTGAGCGTAAGGATTGCGGCACGAAGGTCAAGGAATATATCAAAAAGAATTTCTCTAAGGATGTGTTGACTAAGATCAATCGTCTTCCTGATTGGAAGCTTGATATGCATAGTCATTGGGCTACTGCTGCACACTTGCTTGAAGTCAATCCTGACATTATCCCTGATGCCTATAAGACTGGCATCGTCAAGTGGGTCGAGACTCTTGCCCTTGAAGGCGCCGCACTCACTGCTAAGAAGGAAGAAACCGAAGGTGAAGAGAAGCCTAAGAAGGTAGTCAACATTCAGGAAATCATGCGTGAAAAGGCTGATGAAGCCCTTAGCGATATTGAAGCACTGTTTGACGAATTTATTGATTCTGGTTGCTCTAAGGACTTCGTTGTTGACAAGAAGGTAGTAGGCGCACTGTCTGCTCGAAATATTCTTCCGCAGCACATGGCTAGTGCTATCAAGCGTTATCAACGACTGCTTGACGAATATCTTGAAGTTCAGGCTGGCAAGTGTGAACAGTTGAACGAAGGCTATAGTCACTATAGCAAGATGCAAATCCGTTACGCTATCAAGTTCATTGAAGACGTTATCGCTGAAATGAATGGCTACATCAGTCTCAAGCAGGCTGCTAAGAAGCCTCGTGCTAAGAAGGCTGTGCCGGTTGAACGGGTCGTTGCTAAGCTTAAGCACTGCAAGTCCTTCAAGGACGATGCACTCAAGCTTGAACTTACTGGGCTAAGCCCCGTTAAGCTTCATGAGAGCACCGAAGCTTGGGTCTATGACACTAAGAAGCGCAAGATGCATCACTACGTTGCAGACGCTTACAGCAAGTGTCTGATGGTCAAGGGCAACACTGTCATTGGCTTTGACAAGAAGGAGAGCGGGATGAAGACTCTCCGCAAGCCCGTCGAACAGATTAAGGCTCTGATGGGTAGTAAGCCTGCTGCTCGTAAGTATTTCAAGGAGATTAAGGCTGTTGAGGCTGTGCCGAATGGTCGCTTCAATACTGACATGATCATCCTCAAAGCATTTTAAAAGGAAACATATGACAACTCAAATTAATTTAAACAAGTACGCAGATTTTGTTCTTACTGTAGCATCGGAACCTAGCAAGGATCTCACTGCACTCATTGAGCATCTTAAGGAGCTTGACGCTAACACCAATGTCAATCTTGCATTGCTTATGACAGCATCAACCGGTCTTGGCAGCGAGGGCGGCGAGTTTCAAGAGATTGTAAAGAAGATTTTCTTTCAGGGCAAACCCCTCAATGAAGAAAACATCTTCCACATGAAGCGTGAACTCGGTGACATTGCATGGTACTGGGCTAATGCTTGTAACGCTCTTGGACTTGATCCTAACGAAGTGCTTGCCGAGAACGTACATAAGCTGGAATCACGTTACCCCGGTGGCAAGTTTGATGCACACTACAGCGAGAACCGTAAGGAAGGCGACTTGTGACAGCAAGGGTTGAAGCAGCTATTTTAAAACTTGTTGCCGAACAGTTTGGTTTAGGCAAAGTGCATCCTAAAGATCGTCTCATTGAGGACTTAAAGGGTGATGCACTAGACGCAATTGAACTTGTAATGCGCCTAGAAGAACAATTCAATGTTCAGATACCTGATGAAAAACTAGACTACATCATCACCGTACAGGATGCTATTGATTGCGTTATTAAAAGTAATCAGCCAGCTTAAGCACAGTAGAATAGAGGTCATGTTCGTTTCCTGATAAATAAAGTATAACAGGAAACGAACATGGCAGCAGACCTTTTAGCGACACCAAATAATCAAGACTTAATTGAGTACAAGCAAGGGCTCTTTGAGAACCTTCGTCTACGTATGGGCGGCGACATTGTTGATCTAGAATTAGATCCCCAACATTACGAAGCGGCATATAATTACGCTATCAAGCTTTATCGCCAAAGAGCGCAAAACGCTAACATTGAATCCTACACTCTCTTCACCGTGCAGAAAAATGTGTATGAGTACACACTGCCGAGCGAATTCATCAACGTCCGCTGCTTGTATCGTAGAACAGTGGGTCTAGAAACAGGCCCAAGTTCGACATCATTTGACCCATTCTCAAGCGCAATTCTCAACACCTATCTGTTGAACTACAACTACACCGGCGGTCTTGCTACATATGACTTCTATGCTGGATACGTAGAACTTACCGCTCGTATGTTTGGTGGATATCTCAACTACACATTTAATCCGGTCACTAAGATATTGAAGGTCGTTAGAGACTTCAAAGGAACCGGCGAACGCATTCTTATTTGGGCAGATGTACAACGTCCTGAATTAGAATTGCTACAGGATCCGGGCGCAGGGGTTTGGATTGGCGACTACATACTAGCTGTCCTCAAAGGCATCATTGGTGAAGCTCGTGAGAAGTTCCAATCAATTGCAGGCCCAGGCGGCGGCACATCATTGAATGGTGCTGCTATGAAGGCTGAATCCAAAGCAGACCAAGAACGGTTGATTATGGAATTGAAAGCATACGTAGATTATTCGCAGCCACTCACTTGGATTCAAGGATAAGGCTTGACAACACTCACTTCTTATGTTATAGTGTAAGAATGATAATAGGAATAACAGGACTCATCGGTAGCGGCAAAGATACTGCCGCTGACTATCTTTGCACATTTCACGGATTCAAGCGTATGAGCTTTGCTGGTACGCTTAAGGATGCCGTCGCAGTTATCTTTAACTGGGACCGTGAACTTCTTGAAGGCTCAACTAAAGCCAGCCGTGAATGGCGAGAAGAAATTGACACTTGGTGGGCAGAACGATTGGGAATCCCCCATCTGACTCCCCGCTGGGTACTACAGCAATGGGGAACAGATGTTGCCCGCAAGAACTTTCATAATGATATCTGGGTAGCAAGTGTAGAGAATCGTTTGCAGGGTATCAAGGATGATATCGTAATCACTGATTGTCGCTTTGCTAATGAAGTCCACGCTATCAAGAACGCAGGCGGAATTACCCTAAGGACTCATCGAGGCGAGGACCCTAATTGGACTCCTATTGCTGCTATCTTAAATAACACACAAAATGAAGAAACTAAAATTGATTGTGTGCAGGCATTAGAGAAGCTGAACATTCACGCCAGCGAGTATAGCAGCGTTGGTTTAGACTATGACCATCACATTGACAATAACGGAACGATTGACCATCTACACAAACAGATGGAATCAATAATCAACCGTTAAGTCTCCACGTTTCCAAGTAACTTCTTTCTTCTTAACTACCTCGACGCAGTTTAAGCATATTGTTCTTAGATTGTTGAACGCTACATTGTTTAAGTTGCCGTCGATGTGGAAGACAGTCATTTGACTAGGATATAGACTCTTAAAGCCGCACAAATCACAGTGCGGCTTCTTTTTGTATCCAGCCTTCTCCCAGCTAGGAACAATGGGTTTCTTCTTAGCCTTCTTTTTTCCGCAGTTATCACAAATGCGTCGGTAATAGGTTTTACCATTACGGATATAGTTTATAGCGCAATAGTTCTTATTGCATTCCTTACAGATTGGTCGTTGTAGAGGCATCAACTATTTAGTTGATTTTTACCTTTAAAGGTCCCCCTATACCAGCTTTTTTAATTTATTTTATAAATATAGTTACAAGCCCAGAAAAGTGTATTCTGGGTTTAGGTGGTAAACCTCAGAATCATACAAAGGAAAAAAGAATATGGCACTAGTATCTCCAGGTGTAGAAGTTACAGTAATCGATGAGTCTCAGTATCTTCCAGCCCCAACTAACACAATACCTCTTATTGTGCTTGCGACCGCTCAAAACAAAGCTGATCCTACTGGAACAGCAGTAGCAGTCGGCACAACAGCCGCTAACGCCGGCAAGCTCTATCAGGTTACTAGCCAGCGTGATCTAGTCACTCTTTATGGTAATCCATTCTTCTATACAACTTCAAACGGTACACCGATTCAGGGTTACGAACTCAACGAATACGGTCTACTTGCTGCTTACTCTGCACTAGGTATTACTAACCGTGTATTCACTATGAGAGCAGACATCGACCTTGCAAGTCTTGTAGGTCAAACAGGACGTCCAACTGGTAACCCAGAAAACGGCGCTTACTGGCTTGACACTACGACTTCAACTTGGGGTATCTATGAATTCGATTCAACAACTGGTCAGTTTGTATTACAATCTCCAATCGTAATCAGTTCTGCTGATCAAGTTACTGGTCATGTTCCTATTCCTAGCGTAGGACAAATCGGTGACTATGCAGTTGTTGCAATTCCTACATACGATTATCCAAGTGCACCTACTGCAGGTATGTTCTTCTATAAGACACCAAGCAATGAATGGGTACGTATTGGATCAGCAGATTGGGCTAGTTCTTGGCCAACAATTCAAGCTTCGCAGGCTAACCCAACATTGACTCCAACTGATGTGTTGACTCTTAACATCAACAACCAGTATACATTGGAAGTTGAAGTTCAAGCTTCTCCGAACAACACAGTAAGTGTTATGGCAGCGGATATCAATGCATTTGATTATCCATTCATCTCAGCAGAGGTTATCGGTGGCAAGCTTGTTATCTATTCAGCACAGTTTAATCAACAATATGATGGTACTCCGGCTCCGTTTATTACGGCATCAGGTACTGATACACTTTTGGCTGATTTAGGAATTTTAGCAACCCCATATTATGAAACAAGTCTGTTTTTAGGTGTAGCTTCTCAGCAGCCACTATGGCAAGCTGGACAAACTTACCCTCGCCCTTCAGGCTCAGTATGGATCAAGATTGGTGCAGCAGGCAATGGATTAGACTCTGCAATTTCAGAGTGGAACTCTACTACTTCTTCTTGGATCCCTAAGACAGTAAGTTATAGTCGTTCAGATTGGCTAGCAATTGCCGGATCAGATGCCGGCGGTGGTAAAAATATTCCAGCAGGAACTGTTTACGGACAGTACTACTTCAATAGCGGCGGGACCATTTATAACGGTGTAGTGCCGAATTCTTACATACAAGCACCTGTCTACTATTGGGAAAGAATTGCAGAAGGTCCTACAGTTATTACTGGTTCAGTATTAAACCCAACATTCACCAACGGACCATACACTGTTTCAGTAAACGTTACTATTCCTGGAACATCAGCACTATCATCAACTTACTCAGTGATTATCCCGGATAATGCGACTACGACTGGTGTTGTTACTGCTTGGTCTGCTGCTGGAATCCCCTTCACTACTTGTACTGTAACTGATGCAGGCGCATTGCAACTTACCCACACTGAGGGCGGTTGTATTATTCTAGAAGACATTAGTGGCGCTGGCGTCAGTAACGGTTGGATTCAAGAAGCAGGTTTCATTATTGGAACTACAACCGGTGTTAAAGAAGGACCATTCGTGGTCACTTCTTATCAGCCGTCGCAATCATCAACTACTGGTGTAGGTACTGGTCTACAGATTAACGTAGAAAACTACTATCAAACTTACTTAATTAACCCAACCTCATTTGCTAATGACGGAAGTGGTTATGCAGTAGGTGATGAAGTAACGTTCTTAGGATCTGCATTAGGTGGACAATCTCCGGCTAATGATTTGATTTGTGTTGTTAATGCAGTCAGTGGCGGCATCGTAACAGAACTCGTTTATAAGAGTGGTTCTGGTGCACTTGAGTATTCTACTTGTTTGTCAAACTGGGTAGAATTCTCAATGACAGCTAACGAAGGTGCTCCGGTTGAGGCTCCAGTCAACAACACTAACTGGTTCTTCTCAGTAATTGATGAAGTTGATATTATGGTCAGAGCTTCAAGTGGCTGGCTTGCATATAAAAACATCAACTATGACTCAAATGGTTTCCCAAGCCCAACTGGATCAAACACAACTGATCCTAATGGTCCACTGGTAAGCGCAAGTGAGCCGACAACTCAGAGTGACGGTACTGCACTCGTATATGGTGATATTTGGATTGACACAAGTGACCTTGAAAATTATCCAATCATCAATCGTTGGCAGTCAGTAGATAGCGTTGACAGATGGGTTCTTATTGATAACACTGATCAGACAAGTTCTACTGGAGTAGTATTCGCTGATGCTCGTTGGGCAGGCAACGGAACTACTAATCCAGCGAACGACCCGATTCCAACAATCCAGTCATTATTGACTAATAACTATCTTGATTTGGATGCTCCGGAACCTACTGCATATCCGGTAGGTATGTTGTTGTTTAACACTCGTCGTTCAGGCTATAACGTTAAGCAATATCGTGTTAACTACTTCAATAATGACAGCTTCCCTGACCAAACTCTCCCAGTGGAGAAGGATGCATGGGTAACTGCAAGCGGGCTACAGTCTAACGGTTCTCCTTATATGGGTCGTAAGGCACAGCGTAACATGGTAGTTCAGGCACTAAGATCAGCAGTCGATACTAACACTGCGATTCGTGATGAAGATAATACATTCAACATCATTGCTTGCCCAAACTATCCTGAACTTCAGCCTAACATGATTGTGTTGAACGCTGACCGCGGAGAAACAGGATTCATCATCGGTGATACTCCAATGAGACTCCCAGATGATGCTACAGCAATTCAAGCATGGGCGACT